ATAAAGGTAGATATAAGATGAATCCCTATCTCCCAACATAATGACAGAATTCTGTGCACTGACGGATAAGGTGTCGATAGTAGCTGGAATCCATTCAAGCACAACTTTACTAATGTCAACCACAGTTGGGCTCTGTTCAACGTCTCTAAGCTGCAAGGTAAATAACTTAGCGTAGCCAGGAACTGTGTTTACAAAAGCTGTTGTTGTTCCTACATCTACAGGAGGAATGTTAGGATCTATTTCATAATTAGAAACGGTTCTAATAACAGCAGTTTTTGGAGTTAAGGTAGTGGTACTAGAAGCATATACTTGAAACTGCTGTCGAGCACTAAACAGTAAAAGACCTTGTGGAGAAGGTAGAACATCAGTCAAGACAACAGGTCTAATACTAGATACGTTTAGGTCAATAGGATCCGAATCAACCTGAGTTAATGCAGACTTGACAAAAAAGTTAAAAGAATCATTGGCAGTACCAAAAAATACATTATCTTCTGATAGAAGACCAAATCTATTGTTATAGAAAAATGATGCTGAAAGTTTCTTACCAATAAAAGATGGGATTGGGCTGCTGTTATCGTCACCAGTTTCCCGTGCTTTCCAGCTAACAGGTCCAAAGGTAAATGTAGTGGCACCTGTATTCTCTAACTGGTAAGGCATTGTAGATGCATTCAAACCCGGTGACACATCACGTGCAAGAGTCTCCTGCCAGTAACCACGGCCATAATTAGTTGAGGTGTTGGTTGCTACAAATTTAAGATAGTAGTCATCCTCAGCAGAGTTAGTATTAACAATCTTTACTGTGTGATCATTGTAAGATTCTTGAGGAAGTTTATCAGCTGAATCTACTTCATCTTCAAATACTTCTAAAGCAACATTACTAAGACCACCTCTAGCATCAATATCAAAGGCTAATGGAGTACCACCAGGTGTACTATAATTAGTACGAACACCATCAGATTGATTTGTTCTACGGATATTAATACTATTATTATACCCTTCAATATACCACCTACCATCAAAATTAGCGTTGTTAGCTGTTTGTTGAGTAGTGATAAGGTTTACAATACCATCAATTAGATGATGAGTGTTTTGAATTTCTGATGATGGAGTTGTTTTATACAACAGCATATCATCAAAAGTTGTGTTATTTTGAGCTGTTACTGTTACCGACTGACCTTGAATGGTTACAGTAAACTCATCATTTTCTATCAATGAAAGTAACTTTAGTGTAGCTTGTGACTTTGCAACAAATGTATTATTTGCTTGCATTGCAGTTGTAACAGTTTTATTAGTGACAACTGTAACGTCCTGTACACTACGAAAATGATAATCAGATTGCTTAGTACCAGTTAGGTATGAAGCACCGTTGTTGGTTATGGTACAGAAGGTTCCATCATCTTTAGTCCAAACATAAATGTTAGAACCTTTAATAGCACCAATGTAGGATCCAGCTTCATCTCGGTCAATAAAGAACCAAGCTGCATCAGCTAACTCTGTTTTAGTAAATGCAGTACCATTTGCTTTTTTAAGCACGTTAATGTGCTCCATTCCAGGTCTTTTTAACAGACCATAGGTAGGATCAGGGTACCCATTTTCACACTCAGTAACCTGATTAAGTAATTTTTTATCATCATTCTGGCGGGATACACCACCAAGAAAGTTAGGAATTGTCTGAGTTACTGCTGGCATTAGCGTTGTAGGGTATGGAACGGCTTATATGGTCGGTAGAAGTTACCATGACTAGGTGCTCCAAAGAAAGTATAATCACCTTGGTTGCACTCATACTCCAAAGCTTGAGAGCGTGTAGTTAATTCTTTTTGCTGTAAGATTTGATATTGGCTAGTATCACCAATAATACGGCTAGACACAATAGCTGCAGCCCGTGAAACAATGTATGCTTGAATTGGTGTAGGAATACTTTCCCAATCAAAATACCATACAATATCTACATAGACAGTCTCTACTGTCCACTTATAGCTGTGTGCTTTCTTATCGTAAAGTTTGCCTCCACGGAAGATAGCATCCTTTTCAATGTTTTCAGTATAGCCTTGATTAAGGTCCATCTGTAAAACATCGGCTGGAATCCTAATTTCATCATTAGAATCAGGTGTAATTTTATAATCAAATTCAGTATTATATGACCATCCTTCAGCCTGTACTTCACGTGACACTTCTCTCAGGGTGTTGAGTGCAATCGCAACGTCCGGGTTGGTTTGAGTTTCAACTCTAGTTGTAACTTTGCTTTGAGTTAATGCTTGACTAGCAAGGGTCTGTGAGATATTAATAGTATAAGTATATGTCACAGGATTAGTAGCTTGCTGAACACCAGCAACAGCAATAGAGGTACCAGTCACTACACCAACACCGCCAATATAAGTACCAACAGGTATGTTAGCAGTTTCGGTAGTTAAAGTAGTACCAGAAATAGAACCAGTAAATCGGTCAACCTCATTAATTACAATAGTTTCTTCAGTTGTCAACGTGGTAACAGGCGCCTGACCAACTGACGCCAGGATCTGATTAACGGCTTTAAGTTCAGTGGAGCCAGTAGTTAGGTAAGGCATAATTTTAAATGAGTATTATTCTCAATAAAGAATTAAAAAAAAGGAGCCTCCGAAGAGACTCCCGTATAAGGAAAAATCAGAATGCGGCAGGCTTGGTAGCGGTGCCAGCAAACAGTTCCACAGAAGCGGCGGGATTCAGGTAGTCAGCACCCATGGCGAGACGACCCAGGATCACGTCACCCTGGTAGATGGTGGACACGTCGCCACTGGTGACTTGCACCTGAGGGGCGATAGCTTCCACACAACCAGCAGCTTCACGCTGGAAGATCAGACCGCAGCTGTTAGCAAATTCGGTCTCTTCACCGTACTCGTTGTTGATACCGGTAACATCGTTAGCAGCATCCTCAACAGCCTCAGACACGAACGAACCGGTGTTACCAGGATCGGTAACGCCAGGGTTAGTGGCAGAGCCAGCACCATACTTGGTACCATACTGAGAGAAGAACGGAATGTTCATGGACTTGTAGATCTTGATACCAGCAATCTCCACAACACCCTCGCCGCCTTGCAGCGCGGTGCCTTGGACATCACGGTTCACCAGTCCGTTAGAACCGATGTCTTGGATCAGAGCATAGTATTGACGGGGGTTCAGAACACCCACACGTCCGTCCTGGCTCACACCCTTTTCATCGAGAGCAGCAGCTGCATCATAGAAAGCGGTAACAAGGTTACCAGCAACATAAGCATCAGAAGCGTTGGCAGTAGCACCAACACGGATCTGAGTACCACCGGGCTCAACATAGTTGGTCTTGGTGATAGGAGAAGCAGCACGTGCACCACGGGTGATCGAACGGAAGATCAGACGATCATACTTTTGTGCAAGAGCATAGCCGATCTTACGACTGATCTCAGAGCGCATATCATAATGCGAAAGAACTTCGTCAAGATCATACAGGAAAGCAGAGCTGATCAACAGGTCATCGACCGTGATGGTCTTCTCAGCCACTGGAGGTGCATTGTTGGTATCACCCAGGATGCTGTTACCAGGAGTATGGTACTCAGCCTTTGTGTGACCGGTGTAGACGAATTGGAGAGACTTACCGTTGGTAAGCGTACGACGCATAACCAGATCCCGAGCAATCGCATTGTGCTGGAATCCTTTGAACATTTCTCCACTGAACAGTTTCAGATAGAGAGCGCGGGCATCACCCGTGCTATTAGATTGACCCGGGCGCGTAAGTTGCGCGGGGTTAGTAGAAGATTGAAAAGCCATTGTATAAAGTTAAAATTTATGTAACCAAGCTTCAAACGTTTGAAAAAATTTTTGTGGTCTATTCCCACCGTCTAGACGGCTAGAGGTATCGGCGTACCGGCTCTAACCAATGCAAGGGAGGTCCTACTCTGAGGTGCCTCCCAAGCTATTACAGAAGACCTTTAAGGCACTTCTTTTGTTTGCGGCATTCTGGTTTTTTATCACCACAATGACCACATCGTTTAAATACAACCTGGTTATCACCTGGTGTCATAGAAGTGACACTGGCTACGACCTTATTAGATTGCATTGTTTTAGCACTTTTACGACCGGCCATAATTAGTTAAGAACAGTTTTTTTGTAGGACGTTCCACGATAGACAAGGCAAACTTCCTTCTCGTTACGATCAGCTTTTGCTTTGTTGTTAATGATGTTACGTGCTTCTACTTGAGTCATTTTAATCTCCGTTAAACACAGCCCCGTTTCATGCTGTGTGATCATGCGTCCCGAAGGATAAACGTACGAAGAGTATTAGCCAATGGATGGAGCAGTCAGTGCTACCTGTGTGGTAGATGCTGCTGCCAAATCCAATGGGAAGTTGTGGGCGTTCCTTTCATGCATTACTTCCATTCCAAGTCCCGCACGATTAAGAATATCAGCCCAAGTAGGGATAACGTGGTTCCCGTTATCGACAATGGATTGATTAAAGTTGAATCCGTTAAGATTGAAAGCCATAGTGCTAACACCCAAGCTTGTAAACCAAATGCCAAGCACAGGCCATGCAGCCAAGAAAAAGTGGAGACTACGCGAATTATTAAATGAGGCATATTGAAAGATCAACCGACCAAAGTATCCGTGCGCAGCGACAATATTATATGTCTCTTCTTCCTGTCCAAATTTATACCCATAGTTCTGAGATACATTTTCGGTCGTCTCCCTAACCAAGGAACTGGTGACAAGACTGCCATGCATAGCACTGAACAAAGACCCACCAAATACGC